CATACTTAAAAGAAGGGCTTGAAGCTGATGACTTGTTTGCATTATATATCAATCAATTTTTTAATAAATATGATAAGTTTATTATCATTACTTCTGATGCTGACATGTATCAGTTATTGCAAGAAAACAAAGTTGAAATCTATGATCCAAGTAAGAAGAAATTAAAGACTGAAAAGTGGTTTTGGGATACATATAAAATACATCCTAATCAATGGATTGAGGTAAAAAGTCTTTCGGGCTGCAAAAGTGACAGCATTCCTGGTATTTTTGGAGTAAGTGAAGAAGCTGCAATTAAACATATAAGAGGAGAAAAAGAATCAAAAAAGATAAGAGAAAATTATGATTCAGAATTAGTTCATCTATATAGAAAATTAGTTACTCTTCCTTTTCCAATTAAAACTTCAAAGCTACTTTTCAAACAAACTTCATTAGATATGGATAAACTTTTTGATTATTTTCAATCACTCGGCTTCAAGTCATTTCTTGAAAAGATGAATGAGTTTGAAGAACTCTTTAAATAGAGGAAATAATTATGACAAAATTAAAAACATCCAATTATTCTCCAACAGCTTCTCCCAGTCCAGAGCCTTTAGACGAATTTGAGTCTGAATCTGAAAGTCATTCTATTACTGGATCACCAACAACAACAATGACTCCTTCAGCTAGTGAATATGATAATATAGCTATTCCAACCGCTGATCCGAGAGATAGAACTTCTCAATATCAAGATGAAGAAATTGTTAAACTATATCATAAAATACAAAAGAAAAAAGAGAATTTCAAAAGAAAATCTTAAAAGAACTATTACTTTAAAAAAAGAGGAATAGAATAATGGATTTAACTTTTAATTCTCAGTTTCTTAATCATATTCTTCTTCAATCCATTGTATCTACAGACTTTCTTAAACGAATTATTAACAATATTTCTATAGATACTTTTCAAAGTAAAGAAAGAAAATTTTTAATTAAGTTAATTTTTGATTACTACGGTGAGTTCAAAAAATGTCCTGACGATCATTTCTATGATTTAATTAAAGAGAATAAATCTAAAATATCAGATAAACTCTATGATAAAATTATGGATCTTATTGATGTTTTAAAAAATATAAATCATACTAACCCTGAATTTTTACTATCAAGAATTTCAACAGCAGTAAAACATTTTAGATTAGAAGAAGCAGCAGTACAATTTGCCCAACATATTAAAGCACAAAACTATGATGAAGCTGAGAAGACTATTTTACAAGCATTGAGAAAACCAGATGAATTAAATAATGAATATTTTGATTTCTTTTCTGACACTGACTATATAGAAAGGAGAATAGCTGGCAAACAATATCGAATGAAAAACTTAATAGAAGGATATTGTGATTTAGTTCCTGGATTTAATGCTACTTGGTTAATAACTATATTAGGAATAGGAAAAAGTGGTAAATCGACTTCATTGATTGATATGTCTGTTTGTGCCTTAATGCAAGGTTTAAAAGTTTGTTATATAACTTTAGAAATGAGTAAGTCAGAAGTAGTAGATAAATTTGATCAATGTATTGGATTTTTTAGTACAGAAGAAAATAATAAAAATATAGAGACAATGGAATTTGTAAATAGTCAGTGGGTAAAAATTAAAAAGAATGTAGAAAGTATTTATAATTTAAAGAAAGTTGAAAAAGCTAGAAAAGCAATTAGAAAAATGGGAGGAGATTTATTTATTGCAGATTATTCAGGAGGAAAAGGAAATTATAATACTGTTGAAAATTTATTAGCTAGATTAGAAACTGAAGGAAAAATATTTGATGTTCTTTGTGTGGATTACTTAGGAATTATGGGTCCAACAGATAAAGGACAATCCAAAAAAGAAAGGATAGCCGATAATTGTTTAGGTCTAAAAGCATTAGCTAAAGATAGAAACCTAATTGTGTTCACTGCCCAACAAGGCAATCGACAAGCGATGACAGCAAAGACCCTAAACTCCAATCAAATCGCTGATGCAATCGAGCCTATCTTTGACAGTGACTTGGTGACTGCCATTTGTCAAACTCCCACTGAGGAGAAGAATAGTATATACAGAATCTATATTGCTGAGTTCCGTCATGGTAAGAAACATGATTCAATTTCAATGGTAAGAGATTTGAGTATTGGTCAGATGACATTAGGTGTTGCTACTGACAATTTAAAAGTAAAAGAACCTGATGAAGAAACCAAAGCAGAGGATAATTACTGATGGGAATTTTTGATACTAATAAATTTGAAAGTGTAAATCAAACTTGGGAAACTCCTGATGATTTGTTTAATAAGATAAATAAAATATTTCATTTTAATACAGATGTTTGTGCTTCTAAAGAAAATACAAAATGTAAAAAATTTTATTCTGAAAACAATTCTTGTTTAGATAAAACTTGGGATGGTGTTAATTGGATGAATCCCCCATATAAATATCTAAAAATCTTTATTCAAAAAGCATATAATGAAAGAAAGAATGCAATCACTGTTTGTTTAATTCCAGCAAGAACAAATACAAAGTGGTGGCACGAATACTGTATGAATGGAGAAATTTATTTTATTTGTGGAAGACCAAAATTTAAGGGATGTATACATGGTCTTCCTTGGCCTTTAGCTTTAGTAGTATTTGGTAGAGAAAAAGGAATCATGAAATCATTTTATTTAACACAAAAAACAAAAAGATTAAAATTAAATATTAAGGAATAACAATGATCTTTTACATTATGAATGCTTCTATAGTTAAAGTGGCTGGAATTCCTGAAGAGAAGCAAGCTCTATGGGATTTACTTTCTTTCTCAGTACCAACAAGATTTCCACAATATGGAGGAAAATTTGGTTATGTAAAGAAATCTAAACTTGATAGAAGAAATAATTCTTTTGGTTATGGATTATTAGATTTTGTAATAGAGAAATTAAAAGATAAAGGAATTAATTGTGAAATAAAAGAACAAGTAAAATCAAAAGAATTAGAATTTAGAGAAGATGTAAAATTCAAAGAAATTGTATTAGAAGATTATCAAGAAAGAATTTTAAAAGAAGTTGGAAAATATAAAAGAGGAATAATTGAATCTAGCACTGGATGTTTATCTGGAAATACAAAAATAAGAGTTAATAGAGCTTCAAGAGGATTTGAAATATCACTAGCAGAATTATACTATAAACAAAACGGAATAAATAATAATTCTTATCATGGTAAAAATTGGGATTTAACTATACCAACAAAAGTTAGATCATTTAATGGGAATTTAATTCAACTAAATACAATTGAAAAAGTAATTTATAGTGGAATTAAAAAAACATATAAACTTACATTGTTTAATGAAAAAAAATTAGTATGTACTAATGACCATAAAATCATGACAAAAAGAGGATTTGTAAGATTACGGGATTTGAAAAAAAGTGATCTCATAATGTGTGACACATTATATCCCCAAGAAGGAAATAAGAAAAATAAAAAATGCTGTGATTCTTTTATACAATACTTAAATTATCATCCTTTTGCAGTAGAAATAAATAGCACTAGAGATGGAAAAATTAAAAGAATAGAAATACACAGAGCCATTTATGAATCACACATAAACAACATCTCTTTAGAAGAATATATAAAAATTTGCAGCACTCAGAAACATAAAGTTAAAGAATTAAATTTTATCAATCCAAAATACTATCACATACATCATATTGATTTTAATCATTATAATAATGACATTGAAAATTTAGTCTGTTTAGAAAAACTTGAACACCAACAATTACATGGGGAATATAATTATACAAATTTCAATCAGGGCATTCCTGTATATTCAAGAATGAAAAGTATAAAATATATGGGGTATAAAAAAACATATGATATTCAATGTAAATCTCCAGATAATAATTTTAATGCTAATGGAATTATTGTTCATAACTCGGGTAAAAGTATCGTTATTGCAGGGATTATTAAAAAATTTTATATGCCAAGAACATTAGTCGTTGTTCCTACTACTGATATAGCTAGAAATACAATAAGAGAATTGGAAAAACTTTTAAGAATTCCTATTGGATTAGTTGGTGACGGCTCTAAAGAATTTAAGAAAGTAACAGTAATCCTATATCAATCTTTATCTTTAATTAAAAATTTAGAACCATTAAATGAAGTAATTGAACTACAGATCACCGATGAATGTCATCTTGCTAATGAAGCATTAGAAGAAATCTTAAAGAAATTTACTAATGTTTGGTATCGTTATGGGCTATCTGCTACTCCTGTTTCTAGTGGTAAAAAGAAAGAATGGTTTACAGTTACTTCTCAAATGGGGGAGAAGTTTATTACTATTACTGATAAACAAGCAGAAAAAAGAGTAGCCAAAGTAGATGCTTTTATGTTTCCTTTTATTGGAAAATCTACCTCTGATTCCTATTTAGAGAGTTACCGTCCTGATGTTTTATTAAGTGAACCAAGATGTAAGCTAATTGCTAAAATGACTAATTGGGCTTTTAAAGAAAAGAAGATTGGTAATATTTTAATATTGGTAGATGAATATAAACAGGCAAAATTAATTCATAAAATGTTGGAAAAGGAACAAGGTATTTACTCTAAAATTGCTTCTTCTAATTTATCCTCTAAAGAATTAGAAAGGATAAAAGAAGATTTTAATTCTAAAAAATTACAGACTTGTATTGCTACAACTACATGGGGAGTTGGAACCAACATTAGAGAAACTGAATGTATTATTTTAGGTTCTGCTAGAAAATCAAATACAAATACAAAACAACGAGCAGGTAGAGGAATTCGCAGAACTGATATTAAAGATACTTTGTTATTATTAGATGTTTATGATAAAATAGGAGATAAAGATAGATACTTTCAAAAATTCAGTGAACAAAGACTAAGATTGTATGAAAGAAAAAAATGGTTTAGGGGATTTATAACTTTATAAGGTTTAATTTATAATGAAATATAAACTAAACACCCACAATAAATATCTATTAATTGATGCAGACTCTACAATTCCTAATATTGCATTAGGGAAATTATCAACTTATTTTAAAAATCAAAAACACCAAGTAGATTTTTTAAAATTAAATATTTCATATTATCCTAATAGAAAAAAGAAAAGGTATTTTATCAAAACAAAAAATTATAGTGCTGTTTTTTGTTCAGTAATATTTGAAAAAACAATAGATTATATTTATGGAAAAGACATAATCTTCGGGGGAACTGGCTATGACTTACAAACAAAACTTTCATCAAAAATAGAATGCTTAGAGGTAGATTACTCTTTATATCCAGAAAATGATTGCTCTTATGGATTTATAAGTAGAGGATGTATCAGGAATTGTTATTTTTGTAAAGTTCCAGAAAAAGAAGGAGGAATTAAACAAGTATCTACAATAAATTCTATTATTAAACATAAAAAAGTAAAATTTTTAGATAATAATTTTCTAGCCTTACCAAATCATAAAAGTATTTTACAAGAACTTGTTGATAAAAAGATAAAATGTAATTTTAATCAAGGTTTAGATATTAGATTATTAGATAAAGAAAATTCAAATTTACTTTCTAAATTAAATTATCTAGGAGAATATACTTTTGCTTTTGACAGTTGGCATTATAGAAAATTAATAGAAAAAAAACTAAAATTACTATCTTGGAGAAATCCATTTCAAATACGATTTTTTGTATATTGTCATCCAAAAATGCAATTAAGTAGTATTGTTAAAAGAATAATTTTTTTAAAACAAGGGGAATGTCTTCCATATATTATGAGAGATTTCCTCTGTTTTAATGATAAAAATTGTAATTTTTATACTGATGTTGCATCTTATTGTAATCAACCGGGGATATTTAAAAATTTATCATTTAACGAATTTATTAAAAGAAGATTTCCAAAAAATAAATTAAGAGTTTTTAAAAGCAAAGTATTATTTTATCAAAATTTATAGGGGGGAAATATGAATCCAAATTTAAATGAGGCCATTGCTAATTTTGATATTATTTCTTTCCTTGAACAAAATGATATTGATTATAAGTTGGAGGGTAAAAATATTGGTGCAGGAGAATGGATAGGAATCAACCCCTGTGTTTCATGTGGAGCAGGGTCATTTCATGCAGCTATTCATAAGGAGAATAAAAGTTTTACTTGTTGGGTTTGTAAAGACAATATGTGGTTAGGTGATTTCATTTCTAGGATTAAAGGAATTTCAAA